GATTATAATAATCAAATTAGTTTGGATGGCGGTATCTTCAATTCTCTTTATGGTATTGAAGAGACACAAGGTGGTACAAATACAACTTTATTCCAAGTTGGTGATCAAGTTAAAGATGCAAGCATTCCATTCAAATATGCAGGGATCGCTACAGCAGGTGGTCTGAGTGAAGGTATTGAACACACTGCTGTTCTAAATATCTACTTAGATGGTAATTTTGGCAATGGTCAAAATTATAGTGTGAATGAAGTTGTTACTGGTGATGTTTCTGGAGTTCAAGGCACGGTCGTATCTTGGGATACTACAAATGCTATACTTCAAGTTCAAAACGTCATTCCATTTAACACTGGTAATATTGCTATCGGTATTGCGGGATATTTGTACGAATTCTCTCAGGATGGCACGATTGTAGATTTCTACATTCAAAATGCTGGTACAAATTATACAGGAACACCAACAGTCACTGTAGAAAATGTCGGAGACATTCAAGCAACAGGGACTGTTAGTATGACAACTGCGGGTGACCAAGTTGCATCCATCACCATCTCAAATGGTGGTTATGGCATTAAACAAACTGTTGATGGCACTTACAACTTACACCCAACCGTTACATTTACCAATGCAGGCGGCGATAGCACTGGTGCAAACGCTGCAGCATATGCAATTCTTGGTGGGGAGAAACTGAATGGTAACGGTGGAGCATCCTATAGAATCAAACGAATTGAATATCAAACAATTGTTCGTTCGTAACCCACATAAATAAACAGGAGGACAACAGTACCTACACGAAATGGCAGCACTACTTACTGATCAATTTAGAATTTTTTCAGCGAAAAAATTCATCAAAGCACTGGAAGGTCCTGACGCAACTCAGAGTGATTCTGCGGCAGGTGCTAATCGTGATCGATTATACCTCTTCATTGGAAGACCCCAGTCTTGGGATAATGAAAACTCGCCACCTCAGGCAGTAGATTCATTCGGAGAATTCTCTGATTCTTATGATGATATGATCTCTCTTAAGAGAGTTCTTGCTGCGGATACCGTTCAGGTTGTCCGTCGTATTGACTGGGTTTCTCCAGAAGAAACTACTGGTGGTCTGGGTTTTACTTATGACATGTATCGTCATGATTACTCCCCCTCAAAGACTGCTGCCTCTGGTGCTACTAAATTATATGACTCCGATTTTTATGTTGTAAATTCACAATATCAAGTATATAAGTGCATTTATAATGGAACTTCGCCGTCTGATCCTAACGGAAAACCCTCTACTGTAGAACCTACAGGAACCTCCACATCTATCATTACTACTGGTGATGGATATCGTTGGAAGTACATGTACACTATTCCTGTTGCTTCAGTCCTTAAGTTTTTCTCCAACGATTACATGCCCGTCTTTACCAATGACGCGGTAAAAACGAATGCAGTTGCTGGTGAGATTGACACTGTTGTAATTAACTCAGCAGGTTCTGGTTATAATAACGGCACATATGATAACGTTGCTATCAATGGTGACGGCACTGGTGGTCGTGTTTCTATCGTTGTAGATGGTGGTAAGATTATTTCTGCTACTGTTACATCTGGTGGTACTGGTTATACCTTTGGTAAAATTAGTGTAGATAGTATTACTGGTATTGGTACTGGTTCTGGTGGTCAAGTTGATGTTATCATTCCACCTCCAGGTGGTCATGGTGCAGATGCTGTTACTGAGATTGGTGCTTTTCGTGTCATGATCAATGCTAAACTCTCCTATGATGAGGGTGCAGGTGACTTCCCGATCGATAACGATTATCGTCGTATTGGTCTTATTACTAATCCCCTAAAGTTTGGCACAGCAGAATTGATTTCTGACTTGACAGTTTCGGCTACCAAGGCAGTTATTTTCTCGCCAACTTTCCAAGGTAATTATGTCCCTGATGAAATTATCACTCAAACTAGAGTTGTTGGTGGTACGAACGTTACTGCTCGTGCGAGAGTTATCTCGTGGAACCCCACCACCAAAGTCTTAAAGTATTATCAAAATGCTACTGACGGTATCTTCCCTGAAGTTACTGGTACTCAGAATGAATTTGATGGTTCCAATGTTATTAATGGTGCAACATCTGGTGCTGCTGGTCAGCCTGATGTTAACTTTCCAGCAGTTCCTAATTCTTCTTCTAGGACTATTAATAATACCGAGTATGACTTGGGTATGAGATTCAATAGCGGTTATGCAAAACCCGAGGTTGCGTCAAACAGCGGTGACGTTGTTTATATAGATAATAGAAGATCAATTAGTCGTGCAAACGACCAGGTAGAAGATATTAAAATCGTCATCGAATTCTAATGGCACAAAATACCAATTTAAACGTCACACCTTATTATGACGACTTCGATAAGGACAAAAACTTTTATCGAGTGTTGTTTAGACCTGGATTTCCAATTCAGGCAAGAGAACTTACTACGATGCAGAGTATTCTGCAGAATCAGGTAGAGTCTGTTGGAACGCATCTGTTCAAAGATGGTGCGATGGTTATTCCTGGTCAGGTGGGTTATGACCTGAATGTGCAAGCAATTTTACTACAAGAGTCTTTTCTTGGTAGTGATGTCGAAACATACCGAGCGCAATTAACAGGTTCTATTATTGAGGGTCTGACAACTGGCGTCAAAGCGAAAGTTCTTTATAGCATTTCTGCTTCAAGTTCAGAGCGCGGTTATATCACATTATATGTTAAGTATATTGACTCGGGTGATACCACTTCAGAGTCGCAATTAAATACATTCCAAATCAACGAACAGTTGATTTCGGATAAAGAAATTACGTTTGGATCGACTCTTATCGAGATCGGTACTCCGTTTGCTCAGTTGCTCCCTGTTAATGCAACTGCAGTTGGTTCTACTGCGTACATCAGTGATGGTGTATATTATATTAGAGGACACTTTGTAAATGTCCCTTCAAACTATCTGATTCTTAATCAGTACAGCAGTAATCCTTCTTATAGGGTTGGTCTAGAGGTTCTGGAGTCTATTGTTACTCCTGAAGATGACGAATCTCTGAATGACAATGCAGCGGGAACATCAAACTATTCTGCTCCAGGTGGTCATAGATTTAAAATTAGTACTCAGTTTGTTAAGAGACTGATTACAGATGAAGCAGATAAAGACTTCATCGAACTGCTTAGAATTAATAATAGCAGAATTGAAAACTTTGTTGAGAGAACTGAATATAGCGAACTTGAAAGGTCGATGGCTCGTCGAACTTTTGAAGAATCTGGTGACTATGTTATCGATACATTCGATGTCAGCGCTCGTGAGCATTTGAATGATGGATTCAATGCTGGTGTGTATAGTGCAGGTGAAACTTCTGCAGATGGCAATCTTGCTCAAGAAGGAAAACTTGCTTTAGAGGTTTCTCCTGGTAAGGCATACGTTAGAGGTTATAGGACTGAATTTATTACACCTCAGTATGTTGATGTCGACAAACCTAGAGATTTTGATAGCAGACAGAATGCTATTATCAACTTTAATCTAGGAAACTTTGTTAAAATTTATGATGTGTATGGTTGGCCAGAAATTTCTGGTGACGGTGTAACAGACGCATATCAGAGCTTAAATCTATATGATGACTGGGCACCAAACGTAACTAATGCAGTAAAATCTGGCGCTAATAGAATTGGCAGATGTAGAACTATTCAGTTACAGAAGTCTTCTACTGCTCTTGCTGCAACGTCACCGTTTGGGGTTAATCCTACGGTTACTGGTGGTGTTTATGATCTTTGGATTTATGATGTTCAGATGTTTACCATCTTGAATATTGCAAATGCCGTAACACCGTATGTGGTAGGTACTAGAATTGTAGGTAAAACATCTGGTGCTGCTGGTTATATTGCAGATACTGGTAATAACTCTCACTATGTTTATGTTGAACAAGTAAATGGTGTGTTCTCTAATAGTGAGATCCTTCAAATTAATGGTAGAGATGTTGGTACATTAGAAGCAGCATGGTCATATCAATTAAGTGATACCAGATCTTGTTTTGGTGAAGATGGTTCTGCTGCTATTAGATTTGGGGCAAACTGGATTCTTAATGACTCTAGACCGATTGAATCATCAGCTATTGACGTTGATCAGGCAGCAGATGACGAATTGACAGGTTTCCGTACTAGATTTGAGAAAGATCTCAGACCTGGTGATGTTGTAACACCCACACTCTCTACTTTTGAGGGTGCTAATACACTGCGTATTAAGAGAGTTGATCCTACTGCTATTGGTGTAACTACTACAAATAAGAAAGGCACGGTTGCTAATAATGCAGTTGTCTTCGATTACACTAATCAGACTGCAGCATTAGATCAAAGTTTGATGGTCGGTACTGTTACTGATGGGGAATATGGTGAGATGGTAAGGATGCGTCCTTTCATCTTCCAAAAAGATTATCAGAATGGCGAACTTTCGTTTGACCTTCCTGAAGATGTAATGAAGTCTCTGGACGATGAATCATTCTTCGTTTATAGAAACTTTGCATCTAAAACTGTAACTACTGGTTCTATTACATTCACTGTACCTGAAACTGAAGCATTTGGAGCATTATCTTCGGATAATTATATTCTGACTGTTATTGCTAATGGTGGTTCTAGTACATTCGCCAATGGTGAAAATATTGACATTGATGCACAGGTTGATGGTGGCGTTCTTACTGCAACCTTCGGTGCAAACAATCAATCATTTACAGTCGCTGGTCTTGGTAGTGTTGCAACTGTCACCTTAACGGCACTTGTATCTAAGAATACTGTTGCTAAGAAACTCAAGACTGCATCTAAGATGCAAGCACTTAAAGTTTATAAGACCTTTGAAGATCTGATTGAACAACCAACAGGTTTGACGTATAGTGCTTTATATGGTACTAGAGTACAAGACGAGGAAATTTCATTCGGTCTGAATGATGTTTATACGGTTCATGCAATTTATGAATCTTACGACGACAATGATGCATCTGCACCTTATGTTGTTCTTACTGAATCTACCTTCTTTGCCGCTGGCACATTAATGATTGGTAGAACCTCTGGTGCTAGAGGTAGAGTTATTTCTTTCTCCAACGCAGATTTAAAACTATATTATGTTGGACTGAATGATATTCCCTTTATTCAGGGTGAAACTATTAGTGGTTTCAATAGTTCTAATGAGGCAATTACTGGTATTATTGATGACTCTGTAAACTCAGTCTTTGCAGGTTCTAAAGTTATTACAGACCAATTCTCATTGAATGCAGGTCAGAGAACAAACTTCTATGATGTTTCACGACTGACTAGACTTCCTTCCACTGTTCCTCCTACCAGAAGACTGCTTGTAATCTTTGACTACTTGTCACATGCAACGTCTGGAGATTATTTCTCTGCAGAATCTTATAGTGGTATTAGTTTCAAAGACATTCCTAGTTACAAACTTGATGGTTCTATTAAGTTTATTCGCGATCAAATCGACCTTCGCCCTGCTGTTAAAGAGCTAAGGAATGGTTCTGGTACGGTTGGTGCTCCCTTCTATGTTAACTGTACTACTTTTGACTTTGTATCCAGAGTATTTGATACAACTGGTGGATCCGCAGGTTCTACCATCTTTGATATCATGCAAGTCAATTCTTCTTTCCGTTCAGACTACTCCTGGTATCTGCCTAGAATTGATAAACTGTATCTCTCACACGATGGTAAATTAAGAGTTTCTAAGGGTGTTTCTGGATATGCTCTGATCCCACCCCCACATGTACAAAACTCGATGCTTCTGGCAACAATCGAGTACAAACCGTATGTATTTGACCCTGAAAGAGATGTTCTGATTAATACAGAAAATCTACGTCGCTATACCATGAAGGATATTGGCGACCTTGAACAAAGATTGTCTCATGTTGAATACTATACATCATTGTCTTTACTTGAGTCTCAAGCAGATAATACTAAAACCTACGATGAGAATGGTTTTGATCGTCTGAAGAATGGTTACGTTGTTGATGACTTTACCAATCATACTACTGGCGATGTATTAAACGTTGATTATAAGTGCTCTTTAGACTTCAAAGAAGGTCAATTAAGATCACAGCATTTTACGACAAACGTCGGTCTTCAATTCGATTCAACCTCTTCTACTAATGTTGTCAAGACAGAAGGCAATGTTGTTATGCTTCCATACACCGATTCTGCTATCGTAATTCAACCATATGCATCTAGAACTGAAAATGTTAACCCATTTAACGTCTTTACGTTTATCGGTCGCATTGACCTAACACCTGCATCTGATGACTGGATTGATATTGAGCGTCTTCCTGCTCGTGTAGAAAACGTTGAAGGTGACTTCTCTTCTGTATCGCAAGATATGCAAGTTGATCAAAATGGTTTTGCTCCTATTCAATGGGGTTCATGGCAAACTAACTGGACTGGTGAGACAGTAACTTCAACATCACAAAGCAGATCTGCATCTGGTACGTTTGGTGTTGGTCGTCAGTTAGGTGCTCTTGGTCACGGTCAGCGTCGTCAAGGTTTGTTCTATCTCCACGAACGTCGCACCATCCGTGTTGTTAATAACCAAGCACGCCAGGGTGTTCGTAGTAGAGTTGTTCCTAGGATTGATCGTAGATCTTTAGGTGATAGTATTCTTTCTAGAAGTGCTATTCCCTGGATTCGCTCACGTAATATTGGTTTCAACGTTGATCGTATGAAACCTCGTACTAGATTCTATGCATTCTTTGATGGTGTTAGTGTCACTAATTACATCACACCTAAAGTTATTGAAATTATCAAGAACTCTACAACTGACTCTAGAACAAATGAAACTCCTTTCGTTGTAGGTGAGACTGTTATTGGTGCTACATCTGGTTGCCAAATGAAAGTTGTTGCTCCTGATGATGGTTACAAGACTAATCCTTATGGTAAGGGTACAGAAGTTCTTCCTACATCATATTCCTCTCAAACTGCATACTTGAACCACGATATCACTGCAATCTCTGAAACTGTATCTCCCGATTTCTTCGGTAATGCTCAGGTTGGAGAACTTCTAACTGGTCAAACATCTGGTGCAGTTGCAGTTGTTAAAGATCGTCGTCTTCTGACTGATAACGTTGGTAACATTCAAGGGTCTTTCTTTGTCCCTTCTCCGAAGAATGATGCCAATCCTCGTTGGGCAACTGGTACTCGTGCATTTAGATTCACAACATCAGACGAAAATAGTAAGGCACCTGGTGCAGTTGATTCATCTGCTGATGCATCTTATTCTGCAACAGGAACATTACAGACGGTTCAGGAAAATATTCTTGCAGTTCGTAATGCTGAGATCGTTAGAGATACTGTTACTGAAGATAGAGTTGTACAAACAACTAGAACTGAAACACGTCAGATTGGTTGGTATGATCCTCTTGCACAATCCTTTATTGTTGAGGAAGAAGGTGGTATGTTCTTGACAGGTGTGGATGTATTCTTTAATACTAAGGATACTAATATTCCTATCTCCATGCAGATTCGTACCATGGAAAATGGTTATCCCACTAAATCAATCTTACCTTTCTCGGACGTTACTATAACTCCAGATGATATTGAGATCTCTGAGAGTGCTGCAGTTCCTAGTAGATTTACTTTTAAAGCACCTGTTTATATTAAGTCTTCTGTAGAATATTGCTTCGTTCTCCTATCTGACTCTAACGAGTATAAGGTTTGGATCTCTAGAATGGGTGATGTTGATGTAACTGGAACCAGAACGATTTCAGAACAACCATATGCTGGTGTTCTATTCAAGTCTCAGAACGCATCTACCTGGACTGCTGACCAGTATGAAGATCTGAAATTCACAATCTATCGTGCAGAGTTTACATCTACGACTGGTACTGTTTCCTTAAATAATACTCCTCAAGGAAAGGGCAACAACGGAATTCATAGATTGATCGAGAATCCGATTCTGACAATCAAACCCAAGTTAGTTCTATCTCTTGGTGCTGCTGCTACTCAATATACCTTTAGTCAAGGTGCTCGTATCCTTCAGCAGACTACTTCTGCACAAGCTACAGTTGTATCGACTACAACTTCTAGTAGTGTTTCTGATACTATTACAGTTACCGATGCGGGAGGATCCTGGTTACAAGGATCTTCTAACACATATCTGATCAGATCTTCAGAAGCAATTGCAACCTTGGTTGTAGGTAGTGCTTCTGGAACACTAGAAGTTGGTGATGTTGTTACTGGTGCAACTTCAAACGCAATTGGTATTGTTAAGACTTGGGATGGTTCTGCTAATCTGGTTCTTCAATATATCACTGGTGCATTTACAGATACTGAAAGTTTGAGTGAAACTGGCGGTTGGTCTGGAACAGTTACTTCTTCTGTAGAAAGTGGTGATTCTTTCGGAGCATACTTGACTGCAGCACCTACATTTGATAGTGATCAAACTGAAGTTATGGTATTCCATAGAAATCATGGTATGCATAACAGATCCAATAACGTGAAGATTGAAGGTGTTATGTCGGAAATTTCTGATACAACACTTACCAGCGCACTTTCGACTGGTGCTACATCAATCACTGTTGCTAATGCAGCACTATTCCACAAAATCGTTAATGGTGCTGCTATCAGTAACAGTAATCCTGGATATATCCAGATTGGTACTGAATTGATTCAGTATTCTGGTATCTCATCTGATGGTAAAACAATCACTGTAGCGACCTCGGGTAGAGGCGCTGCAAGCACTACAGAGGCAACTCATGCATCTGGAGCATTAGTCAAGTGTTACAACCTTGACGGTATTCCTCTGATTGATATCAATAAAACACATACGAGTATTTCCTGCCCTTGGTTGGATACTTACATGTTACACATTACAGGTGTTGCTAATAATGGCATCAGAAGTGGTGGTAGTATGGTGTTCGCGACACAGAATGTTCAGTTTGAAACTCTAACACCTTCTGTATCGGTTATGGATCTTCCAGAAACCGATATTACTGCTAGGGTAAATACTACTAGCGCAACATCAATTAGCAACGGAAGTACTTCCGTTGATCAGGCATCATTCGTTAATGATGGAACATATGTTCCTATTACATTGAATAACCTGAACTTCTTTGATAATCCCAGAATGGTTTGTTCTGAGGTCAATGAACTTGCAAAACTGAGTGGTCAAAAGTCATTCAATATGCTGATTGATCTTTCCACAGAAAAATCAACACTTTCACCTGTTGTCGATCTTGATAGATGTTCGCTAATTACAACAACGAATAGAATCAATAAGTGGCCTGGTGGTCCTAATCCATATGGTCAGCAATCGCAGATTGACACATCGCAAGATGTATCTACTCTACCGTTTGGTGATCAGAATGATGCAGTATACATCACACGTCTCGCAAGACTGATCAGAGAATCTAGATCTCTGAGAGTTGACTTCCAGATGTCACGTCCTCCAGAATCAGAAGTTAGAATCTATTATAGAGTATTTAATTCTGGTACTAATGAGGATGTCGATTCATCTGGTTGGACACTGATGCCACTGCCACTACAATATGATTCTTCTCCATCAGAAGAAATTCTGTGGAAGGATTACTATTATGAGGTAAGTGGTTTGAATTTCAATGCATTCCAAATTAAGATTGTAATGAGATCCTCAAACCAAGCGAGAATTCCTCTTATTGCTGACCTTCGTGCTATTGCTCTTGCAACCTAATGAATAATGAAGACTTGATACCCGTTGAGGGAAAGGAGGGATGGTACAGAGATCCCTCCTCTGGTGCTATTGTAAATGGTAATCAATCTGAGTATGCTAAATATATGGCATCTTACAATAGACGCGAAAAGGAAAAGTTGGAGAAACGTACTTTACAAAAAGAAGTTTCTCAGTTAAAATCTGAAATGAGTGATATCAAATCACTCTTACTAACGTTAGTCCAAAATCAAAAGTAGTTATTATGTCGATTGAACAAGTTTCTCAAACCGAAATGCTTCAACAATTTAAGGATCGATTCAAGATTCTGATTGATGAAAATCAAAAACTTGCTGTTAAAATCAAAGAGAATGAGCAAGTAGCACTTAAACTTCAAGGTGCTATTGAAGCACTAGAATATTATAACCCTCAGGAGGAAGAAACTGCTTCCCATCCTCCTGATGAAGATGAGGTTGATGAAGTAACCGCAGAATAGTCAAAGGGGGACATAGTTCCCCTTTTTTACTAGCATAAATAACTTGGAAGCATTATCTCTATAGAGTTGTCGTAAAAAATGGCAAATAGAATTCAATTAAGGCGTGGTGGCGCTCAAGAGTGGGCAAACTCTAACCCAACCCTGGCACAGGGAGAACTGGGGATCGAACTTGATACTGGACGGTTCAAGATCGGTGACGGGGTATCTGCGTGGAACACATTAAGATATGAACGACCAGTTGAATCTGTATCTAATACAGCAAATACTCTAGTACAGAGAGATGCTGATGGTAATTTTTCCGCAGGTACGATTACAGCAACCATCATTGGTAATGCTTCCACCGCTGCTCGTCTTGCATCTTCTAGGCAAATCACTTTAGGTGAGGATCTTACTGGATCTGCTATTTTTGATGGATCCACCAACATCACAATTAATGCTGCGTTAGATTTAATTGCTACGCTTCCACATTATGATGGCACTGTAACTGCATCTGGCACATATACGAAAGTTACTGTTGACTCAAAAGGTAGAGTTAGTAATGCAGAAACTCCAACAACACTTGCTGCATATGGTCTGAATGGAACTGTAGAGGGACAATCTGCTCAACCTTATGATCTCGACCTGGCAGCAATCTCAGGTCTCACCACTACTGGTATGCTTGCCAGAGCTTCTGGTGGTAATATGCAAACCAGAACGATCACTGGTAATGCAGGTAGAATTTCTATCAATAATGGTGATGGTGTTTCTGGTAACCCAACCATTGATCTGATTACAACAACCATTTCAGCGGGTGATTATAATACGGAATCCCTGACATCTGTTGCTGGTAGTCAAACTGTTAATGCAACAAAACTCAGTGTTGATGCGTATGGTCGCTTAACATCTGCTACAACTGTACCTATTGCTACAGCAGTTGAAGGAACAACTGCCCTAGATTATGCAGCAGGTACGGTATATGTAAGATATGATATCATTAAGAATGCCTCTAAGGTATATCAAGCAATCACAGGAATCGCTGCAGGTGGTGGTGCTCCTACCCATGATGATGCTAGTGATGCTGGTGGGTGGAGATACCTCGCTGCCGAGACTACCGAACAAAAGGGTCTTGCATCCTTCGCACAAGAGGATTTTGATGTAACTGCAGGCGGTCATGTAGTTATTGCTGCTGCAGGTGTAGATAATACTCAATTACAAAATAATCGTGTTTCGTTTGCTGATGGCAGTGCTGTTGAGCACTTTGAACTTGATCAAGAACTTACTGCAACCACTGGATATAGAGGATTCAATCGTCTTAACTATATTAAAGTTAATGACGCGAGCGGTAATCTACTTGTTGGCGCTAATAATACGGGGGACAGCGGAGCTGGCGAACTTGATGTTAATGTACGGTCGTACTTCTCTGACCCTGATATTACTCTTGATGGCGCTGCTAATCAGACATTGGATAAGACTGGGGATGGTAACCTTACCTTCCAGTTAACTCAGAGCACGGCGACAAATAGAAATTTAAATATTCTGACAACTAATGCTGGTTCTGGAACTAGCAACATTATTATTACTGCTGAAGATACTGTACAGATTAGTGCATCGGAAGCAACTGGTAAAGTTCATGTAGAAGATCTGAGAGTTCAGGCAAATTATCTGGGTGGTACTGGTGATATTTTCATTGACCCTAACGACGATAGAGATGTTAGTGGTCTAGTAACAATCCGTGGTAATCTTCAAGTTGATGGTACAACCACAACAGTTAATTCAACAACTACTACTTTAGACGATCCTATCATTACTCTTGGTGGCGATACTGCACCTGTATCTGATGATAATAAGGATCGTGGTGTTGAGTTTAGATATTACGATAGTCAAGCACGTTTAGGTTTCTTTGGTTGGGATACTGATTATGCTGATCTCGCTGCCCATGCTGGTGGTTTCCGATTCCTTCATGCTGCCACAAATACTTCTGAAGTTTATGCTGGTACTGATTCTGGTATCATTGCAGGTAATTTAAAACTTACAACTGGTACTGCATCTTCATCAAATACAACTGGTGATCTGGTTGTTGCTGGAGGTGTAGGTATCACTGGTGCAGTTAATATCGGTGGTCTTCTAGATGTTGATAGCACATTACGTGTTACTAGCACTTCTCGTTTCGACGATAGTGTAGTTCTGCAGGGTGCTTCCAAAACTCTGCAACTGAATAATGGTAGTGGCACAACCAAGATTGAGTTCCAATCAACAACTGGTAACGGATCCCTTGCTGGTGTTCTGGATGTAACTGGAAACTTCAATGTTAATAGTAACAAGTTTAATGTTGTTGCTGCTTCTGGTAACACATCCGTTGCTGGTACTCTCGCAGTAACTCAAGGCACAACTCTTACGGGTGCTCTTGATCTTAATAACAACGCAGCTATCTCTGGTCTGGTTCATCTTGAATCTACAGATGCTCCTGATATTCTATCTGGTGCTCCACACTCAATTCAAAATGCTGACTACGGTGCATTACGAGTAGATGGTGGTGGATACTTTGATAAAGCAGTATTGTTTAACGGTGATATCTTCCTGAATGGTGACTTTAACCAGCAAGAAGACGCAACTGAGAACTACGGTTTAAGAAACTATCTGTCTGTCAGATATAAGATGCGTTCAGGTTCTGTTGCCGCATACACTCCAACATTCTCAAACTCCAACACTTCTAACTTAAGAGTCTTTGGTGGTGCTGGTGTTAATACAACACTTCATGTTGGTGGTACAGGATCTGGTGAAGGATTCTTCGTTGGTAAAAAGAACAACAGCGATACAGTTAAGTTCAGCGTTTTAGGTGCAACTGGTAATACTGACATTCAAGGCACATTAGATGTTGCTGGCAACTCTGAGTTCAATGGCACAGTTGATGTTGATGCAGACTTCGCAGTTAGATCAGGAACTACTGATAAATTCTTTGTTGCTTCTACATCAGGCGATACAAATATCGAAGGCACACTGACTGCCGATGGTCACACCGAGTTAAACTCAACTCTTAATGTTGATAATAATGTTACATTCGGTGCTCAACTAACTGTTACTGGTGCAACTGAGTTTAATAATACTGTTGATGTTGATGCCAACTTCGCTGTTAGAAGTGGTAGCACGGATAAGATGACCGTTGCCTCTTCTTCAGGTAACATCGCAACTGATGGTACATTAGTTGTTCAGGGTCAGACAACTATTAATGACTCTCTGATTGTTGATGCTGCAAACGAACTCTTCTCTGTAAGAAATGGTTCTGCAGTTGCAAAGTTTGAAGTTGATACTGACAATGGCAATACAAACATCATTGGCACACTAACTGTTGGTGATGCAACACAGATTAATGACACCTTGGGTGCATCTGGTGTTGTCACTTTCACAAGAAACACACAGCAGACCTTAAGTGGTTCTTATGCTGCTGATGGTGCATTCCAATTGACTGGTGGTGCTGCTATCGGTAAAAACGTTGCTATTGGTGAAGGACTAAGAGTCTATGGTGGCACTGAATTAACTGGTGCTCTAGACCTTAATAGTAGTGCAGATATCTCTGGCGGATTGGTAACTCATGACAACGTTACTATTACTGCAGACAATAAGACATTTGCTATTCAAAATGCATCTGCTGCGAACAAGTTAACTGTAGATACTGATAACGGTAACACTGATATTCGTGGCACCCTAGACATCGGTGGTGATGTAACTGCTGAGTCTAACCTTACTGTTACTGGAAACCTTACTATCAATGGAACGACCACTACTGTCAATTCTACGGTCACAACTCTCGATGACCCTATTATTACTGTGGGTGGTGACACAGCACCAGCGTCTAACGATGGTAAGGATCGTGGTGTTGAATTCCGTTATTACGACGGCTCTGCGAAAATTGGTTTCTTCGGATATGACAGATCCGCCAACCAATTTGCATTCCTAACAAGTGCAACGAATACTGGCGAAGTTCTTGCTGGTACTGATGGACAACTTCGTGCTGGTAGTTTGAATCTTACTGGTTCTGGAACCGCACTTGATGTTGATGCTAATGCAAACATTGATGGCACTCTGACTGTAGATGGTCAAATCATCTCTCAGGTTTCTTCTGGTGCTGCTCTAGTCATTCCTAACACGACTAAGATTAACAACCTCAATGCTGACCTTCTGGACAGCATGACAACTGATTCAACAAATACAGCAACTACTGTTGTTGCTCGTGACTCCAATGGAGACTTTGCTGCAAATCAAATCACTGCTGCTTCTGCAACAGGGTCAGGTGCAGGTTTCTTAGGAAATGCAACAACTGCTGATGCTTGGAAGACTGCTAGAACATTCACCATTGATGGTGTTGTATCTGGTTCTGTATCTGTAGATGGTAGTGCTGCTCCAACAATTACAACAACATATGTCGATGCAGACATTACTGCACTCGCCGCAATGTCAGGCACTGGTTATGTTGTAAGGACTGCTGCAAATACCTATGCACAGCGCACACTTGCTGTTACAGCATCTTCTGGTATTACACTGACAAATGCTGATGGTGTTTCTGGTAATACTACAATCAACGTTGCTTCTACAGCAAGTAACTCAGCAAATAACCTTGTCCTTCGTGACGGATCTGGTAACTTTGCTGCTGGAACTATTACTGCAGCATTAGTTGGTAATGTTACTGGTCAAGCATCTGATATTAGTAATCATGATACTGATGCTCTTTCAGAAGGTTCTACTAACCTTTACTTCACTAATGAGCGTGTTGATGACAGAATTGACGCACTGGTTGTTGCAAGCACTGGTATTACGAAAGTCTATGATGACACAGCAGGCACTTATACCCTCTCTGTAACGCAGTCAGACGTTAATACCGACAATGTAACCGAAGGTTCCACAAACCTCTTTACAACCGCTGCTAGGTCCCGCACACACTTCACATATGGTGCAGGTATTGAACTTAGCGGTGCAGGTGCTCTGAGTGTCACTCAGGCAGACATCAATACTGATAATGTAACTGAAGGTTCTACTAATATCTTCTACACTGAGGCAAGATTCACTGCAAGTCTCGCAGGTAAATCAACCACTAATCTGACAGAAGGAACTAACCTCTACTATACGAATGCTAGAGCAGATGCACGTATTGCTGCTGCAGATACCGATGCTCTTTCAGAAGGATCTACTAATCTTTATCATACAAATGCTCGTGCTGATGCAAGAGTCAATCTACAGACTGGTGCAAACCTGGATCTTTCCAGTAAGTCAACTACCAATCTTTCAGAAGGTACTAATCAGTATTACACCGAGGCAAGAGTACAGACCAAACTTGATAATGCATTTGCTCAACTTAGTGCAATGCTCAACAACCTTGCAACTTCTACTACTCTGACATTGAACCTCTCTGGGGACCCAACACCTGGTGCTGCTGTTACCACTTCCGTCACCAATGGTGGTGGTGGAGGATTTACTGCAGGAACTGCTGTCGCCACAACAGGTGGCACAGGTACTTCACTAACAGTTAATACTACTGTTGTTGGTGGTGTAATCACTGCTGCTGCAGTTAATGCAGGTGGTTCTGGTTTCCTTGTCAATGAGACTGTAACAGTCGCCAATGCTAATGCTGGTAAAGTATTGTCACTGAACCTAGCATCTCTTGCAGGCGGTTCTAACTATGTTACAGGAACTGCTCTTGCAACAACTGGTGGATCTGGATCTGCCTCATTGACTGTTAATATCACTGCTTCTGCTGGTGCAATCACTAACGTTACTATTAACGACGGTGGCACTGGATATGTCGCCGCAGAAACAATTACTATTGTTCAACCCACTGGATTGGATGGTAGCAACCCTGGTGCAGGTGGTACAGTTAACATCGCAACCGTTGCTACTAATGCAACTCTGCAACTGACCGACGTTACTACAATGGAGGTTGGTGCAACTGTGACAGGTGCTACCAGTGGCACCACAGGTGTTATCACTGCTCTCGCTGGTGGTGCAATTACCGTTGATACTGTTGATGGATTCTTCAAAGTTGGAGAAGTCGTCAGTGCTAATGATGTTACTACTCTTACTATCTCCTCATTCGCTTGATAACAAATGTCCGCAACTAGACCCGCTACTAAAACTGAGTTAAAAAACTATGCCCTCAGACGTTTAGGATATCCTTCTATTGATATCAACGTTTGTGATGAGCAATTAGACGACCTGATTGAAGAAGCAATTGATTACTATCAAGAGTATCATTTCAATGGAAGTTATAAAGCCTTCATCAAAATTGAAGTAACTGATGCCATTAAGACCGCTGCCAGAACTGGTAGTGCTATAGGGGGTACAGATTGGACAGAAGGAAATGAATATGTATCACTTCCTCCTGGTGTATTGGGTGTCAATCATGTTTATACTTCTATCGGTGCTTCTAGTATTGTTCCTGGAAATATTTTCAATATCAAATATCAAATTTTCTTGAATGATATCTATGCAATGACGCATGGTCATATCCTTCATTACTTTATGACTTCTCAATATCTTGAGACTCTTGACTTCGTTACCAACTCTCAAAAAGATCGTAGGGTAAGATTTAATGACATCAGGGAAGACTTTACTTAGACTTTGATTGGGCAGATTTACAGACTGGTAATCAGATTGTAGTAGAAGTTATTATGCGTCAAGATCCTGATACTTTTACTGGAATGTATAATGATGCTTGGT